CAATAACATCACCAGGCTTCTTTGGTATTAACACACAAGACTCTGGTGTTACTCTTGACTTGTCATTTACACTAGAAGCAGATAATGCTGTGATTGATAAGTCTGGTAGAATGGCTGCTAGAAAAGGTTGGGAGTATCAGACAACTGCTGGTGGTACATCTACACTACCAGAGTGTATGGTAGAGTTTGATAATTATACAGCTACAGGATCACATACTATTATTAGTGGTGGTGATGAAAAGTTGTATAGAGGTGAAGGCACTATGTCTGCTATGCCTGTATATGCAACTGATGGTAGTGCTACTCTTACATATACTATAACAGATAACAACTGGCAGTTTAAACAAGCAGAATATGAAAGTGGTCTTAATTTTAGTCCACATATGTATGCAGTACAGAAAGGACACCCTACTTTAGTATACCATAAATTACCTACAGGTGGTGGAGGTAGCCATTCTCACACAGGAGACTTTGGGTTTCAAAGATTAGTAGATGTAGGTAGTGTTCCTTCTGGTTATAGTGCAACTACTTTTACACCAAACGTAGCATTATCAGCTTTTGGTAGAATGTGGATGGCTAATATAGTAAATGATCCATTAACAATATATCATAGTAGATTACTAGAAGGATCAGAATTTACTGGTTCAGGTTCAGGACAGTTAAACTTAGAGAAAGTTGTACCTGGTGGTGATAAGATAACAGCACTAGCTGCACATAATAACTTTCTAGTAATATTCTGTGAACATCACATTGTATTATATCAAAATGCAGATGATATAAGTAACATATCATTAAATGATGTGATAGTAGGTACAGGTTGTATTGCAAGAGACTCTGTACAAGTTATAGGTACTGATTTAGTATTTCTATCTGATAGTGGTCTAAGAAGTCTAGGTAGAACCATACAAGAGAAGTCAGCACCGTTAAGAGACTTGTCAAAGAATGTAAGAGATAATTTTCTTTCTCTTGTAGCAGTAGAGAGCAAAGATGAGATAAGAAGTGTATACTATGAGAAAGAAGCATTTTATTTACTAACTTTACCAGCTTCAGGTTTTACATTTTGTTTTGATGTAAGAGCAACACTACCTGATGGTTCATACAGAGTAACTAGATGGGATAGTATAGACCCATCATCATTAGCGGTAACAAATGACAACAGGTTACTACTAGGACAACCTAATGGTATAGCACAGTATAAAAACTTTACTGATGGTGGTTCTAGTTATGTATTTAGTTATTTATCACCATATTTAGACTTTGGTAATCCTGCTGTAACTAAGATACCTAAAAAGATTAATGTAACAGTCATAGGTGCTATTAATACTACATTAGCTTTGAAATGGGCTTTTGATTATGAAAACAGTTTTAATAATGCTGATGTACAAACAAAAGAAGGAAATATTGCTGAGTATGGTACAGCAGAATACAATGTAGCAGAATATTCAGCTTCTGTATTTATTGACAAACTTAGTACACAATTATCAGGAAATGGTACTATTTTACAAGTAGGAGTAAACGCATCAATAGATAGTAACCCTCTATCACTACAAAAGATAGATATTTATTCAGTTCTAGGAAGGACTATATAATGAGTAATTATTCAAAAACAACTAACTTCGCAGCAAAGGATACGTTAAACAGTGGAGATCCAAACAAAATCGTTAAAGGAACAGAGATTAATACTGAATTTGATAATATTGCTACAGCAGTTGCGACGAAAGCTAATAGTGCCTCCCCAGCGGTGACAGGCACAGCAACAATTACAAATGTTGTACTATCAGGTACATTATCTGGTGGTTCAATAGAGGGAGGGTCATACTCATGAGTATCCTAGATGCTTACAGAATGTTTCAAGAACAGCAACTTGCACAAGGCATAGACCCTTCTGTTGCTCCTAGATTGACACAACAAGAACAAGATGCAATGAGGTTAGCTGCTACGTCTCCAGAACCCACCAAAGCCCCACCACAGCCCTCTGGAGACGATAGTAGTACTGGTATGCTTGCAGAGACAAGAGAGCAGTCACAGGCTCGTGAGAGCGTTACAGACGATACTACGTCTTATGAACAAAGAGTTAATAATCTAAAAATAGAATTAACTAATCAAATGGATATGTTAAAGCTCAATGACTTTGCTTATGTAAATCCTGATGATTTAGACTATATTATAGATGAACAAGCTAAAGAGTTTGCTAAAGCTGGTGTAGATAGTATATTAGATATAGGAAAAAGAACTGAAAAAGTAAGAGATAATAATAGAGAAGTAGAACAATTTACTGATCCTAATACTGGTAATACTAAATATAGATATACTGAAGGTATGGTTGGTTTTGGAGGTACGGGTGAAAGAACTATAGAAGTAGACCCTAGTTTAGTTAGAGAAGTATCCTTACAAGGTGCTCAAGGATCTACTGAAACAATGTATATGGCAACTATACCTTCTGAAATGCCTGTATTATATAATAAAAAAACTAATGAAAGAATAGATGTATTTCAGGGCGGTGGTACTTTATATGGTGGTGGTGATGAAGCTACAATATTTGGTGATTTGTATTCAGGTGTAGAAGGAGGTGCTGCTTTAAACATAGAATTTATGGAAGACGGTACTCCTCTGTTTTACCCATTATATAAAGATACTTCTGACCAAGCTATGATAAACGCAGCGGTACTAGTAGGTAGTCTAGCTATAGGTGCTGGAGGAGGTTTTGGTGAGATAGGTAAGTTTGTAGGTGCTGGAGAAGCAACAACAGCAGGAGCAAAAGCAGTAGGAGCAGCTATAGTAGGAGGTGGTGGTGGTTTTATAACAAGCGGAGGCGATTTTAAATCAGCAGCTATAGGTGCATTATTAGCAGGTGCTACTACTTATGGTATTCAAAGCGGATTTGTAGGAGAAAAATTAGTTGAATTAGGAGTTCCTGAAAGTTTTTTAAATGGTGATAATCCTCTAGGTTTTAAAATACCTATTGGTGATTCTGCTTTATCAGGAATAGGTGAAGGAGGTGCTTTACAACAACCTGGTGATGTAAGTTTAGATACCGCAGAAGGTTTGGATTATTCTTTAGATCCTACAGATGCTAGTTTTAATCGTCCTTTAGATTTTAACCAAGGAACATATTTTGGAGAATCAGGATTAGCTGCTGATGATTTGAGTCAATTTTCTGTAGGTGATATTTCATCAACACCAGGAGGTGTTAAAGTTAAATCTCTATTTGACGGTAAAACATTTGCTGATATAACAGCAGGAGATTTAGGTTTAAATTATTCTTTAGATCCTACAGATGCTAGTTTTGATTTTAGTGATTTTTCTAACATAAACGATGCAGCAAGTGCTACAACTGCAGTAGATGATATTATAAAAGCAGCAGGTGCAGGTGTTGTAGGAAAAGAAGCAGTAGAAAAGGTAGTAGAAGAAGCTAGTAAATTTATTGACTTAAAAGAAGTGTTTGGTGAAGATGTAGGTGGTTTTCTGGAAGGAGCAGTAGGAACTGGTATAGACTTTGCTAAACTAGAAGAAATAAGAAAAAGACTAGAAGGTAGAGGTGAAGACATAGCAGGAGAGTTTGCTGATTTATTTAAACCTTATACAGTTAGAAGCGGTTTAGGAGTAAGTGAGATAACTCCTGAAGGAGCTACTGCTACTGCTGATGTAGCATATCAACCACTAAGAGAGAGTTACTTAGAGAGTGCTACACAGTTAGCAGGACAGATACCAGGCACTAGAGAAGAAGCTGCACAGTCTTTGTTTGCTGATATATCAAGACTATCAGAACCACAAAGAGCAAGAGAACAAGAAAGATTGTTAGGTACACTAGCACAAAGAGGTTTACTAGGCTATGGTCAGACTATGCCAACTGTAGGTGGTGAACGTAGAGTTAATCCTTTAGCTGAGTCACTCTTTGCTGCACAAGAAGCAGGAAGAGCAAAAGAGTCACTAGCAGCTACGCAGTTTGGAACAACAGAAGCAGACAGACTTGCACAACTTAGTGGCAGACTTACAGGTGCTGCACAATCTATAGATAAGCTACCAGCAGATCAATTAGCAAGAGCACAAAATATAGCTTATACGTTAGGACAAGTACCAGCTAGAGAAGGTTTAAGAACTAAATCGCAGTTTGAACAACTAGGAGCGCAAGCTGAGATTGCAGGTTTAACAGAGTTGGGAGACTTTGGTAAAGGTTTATTTGGTTTAGAAACTGACCCTGGTAATGTCCCTATTAGCGGAGAAAGAAAGTATACCTTAGAAGAAATTAAAAACCTATTAAATTTACCTATTTAAAGGATAAAAGATATGATGGATGTAATGAAAGGATTATTTGCTAGTGATAGACCTACTGGTGCAACAGTCAGAAGAAGAACACCTGCTGTAAGGCAAAGTAGTCCTATAGGTGCTATTAGCGGTATGATAGAAGAAGCCAGAGGTGATCTATCTAGTAGCATTAGAGGTTTGTTTGGACAACAAACACCAGAAGAAGCACAGATACAAGAGTTGCAAGAGATAAAAACAGCTTATACAGATGCTGTGTTAAATGTTGGTGACCCTAATACACCAGAGGGATTAAGAGAGGTAGCTAGAAAATTAAATAATAATCCTAACCCTAATATACAGATGGTAGGAGTAAGATTAAACCAACAAGCTGCTATAC